CCCCCCCCCTCGTGTTGTGATCTAGCAGTGACTTGGCTGAATCATAGACTATGACAGATCAATGTTGATCTTCAACTGTCCTTCTACACTGTGTTGCACCTTGTCTGGGGTACGTAGCCCAACCCTATCTAGTACATCTCTTGATGCTTCTAGCTGTACGTACTCTGACTTCGCACTACCAGCCAGATGGACAAGTCTATTACTGGCAACCACTGCGCCTAGCCCTAGAGTTCTAGCACACTGATCCATCATGTACTTCTGTACCTTTGCTGATCGTAGTGTTCTTGACGCCTGTACTCTACCACCATCTTTCTTTGAATAACCTGCCTTTATGGACGCTTCTTTGATACTACACCCAGACGCTACAAGTGTATCTACTAATCTTATTTGTTTGCTTGTCAAACCATACTTCGTTTGTGCTGACTGCTCTTTATCTGTTAACGCTTTCTCTTCCGTATCCATCTCTTGCTAAGATATAGATATAGAAAAAGTGTTGTCAAGATAATAATTACGACATTCAATAACATACTGATTTAACTGTATATATTAGACATGATATAAATAGATAAATAAGAATATATATTATATTAGTTAATAATAATTAGATTCGCATAGCCATGCGTTTCCATAATGTATCTAAGACTGCACAGCTGACATAGATCATTGACGTTAGTTAGTCTGTTATAGATATCTATAATAAGATGATCCATAATGGTATATTAAATATAAAGAATAAAGTTCGATATATAGAATATGATACAAAATGACGCATTAAACATTATTATATATACATAAGATAATAGATGAAATAGAGTAAATATTAATTAATCTTTAATAAGGAGAAAACAAAGATGACAACACTAGAACAAAAAGAGACTGAAATACTAGGTACTATTAAAACTCAAACAATGTCAGGATTAAATACAATGTATTCTGATTTAGTTAAATTTGATGATATCTTTAATCTTCAATGCGAGTTAGGTGCAGACCTTAGAAGGTTAGCATATACTATTAAGGGCTTTGATATGAAGCTTGACGAAGTCAGACTTCAATATTTAGCATTAAGAGATGCTTGCGCTTCTGGTGATATCAATAGCGCTAAAGCTTCAATGAATGGTCAAGAGGTTTTATCAAAGCAACTTAGTTCATTAGAGTGGAAAGCTGAAAGATTAGCTTATAGCCAAGAGTTAATCAAAGCTAAAGAGGAAGCTTATATTGATTTCTATTCAATTAAGGTAGGTAAAAAATATGTTCCTTATTCTTCAAATGCTTTTAAATCAGATAAGCACTTAGAGAAAATCAACAAGGAAAGTAAAATTACCAAAGCTTGGTTATTAGATCATAGCAATGAGATTGAGCCAATCTTAGAAGGATCAGAAATGATCCCAGCAATCATTGAATAAATAAGCATTAACATCTGGGTAGTTGGTTATATATCAGCTACCCTTGTAATAAATTATTACAAAATCTCAAAAAAAAATCGCTCACTTCGTGAGCGTTATACACATATTCGCGCGATTAAGTGCGCGAAAAAAGGGCTCACTTCGTTCGCCCCATAATAAACCGAATACGATATATAATATAAAATAGAATATATCAATTCATTAACAATTAACAATAAGGAGAAAACAAATGACAACATTATTAATCACACTAGCTTGTATAGTACTAACTATATACATAGTAAGCTTTGTAGCTTCTATATTTATAGGAGTAAAAGTATTTAAACACTTTGAAAACGAACAAGATAATTAATAGGAGAACACATGGACATGATTTATATTATGGTAATAATATTTCTACTAGTTGTATATGCATATGGTAGATTTTATCTAGCTCTCATAGAAGATGATAAGTTAGAAGAACTAAACGAAGATATATCTGTAGACATTGATAAACAATGGTTAAAAGATAAACAATGGGAATGGAACGATAGAGACAGAAAGGATTAATATGAACGAAAGAGAAAAACTATTAATACAGAAAGCTGTATTTCAAGAAGTATCTTATAAGTTACAGGAAATAGCTACCGAAGATGCTATGGACGTTGTAACATTAGATAGATTACATATATGGTCACAGGAATGTCATGTTAAAATACATAACAAGATTTCCTCAATAGATTCTTATGAAGAAATTAAGAATAACTTAATAAATAAACATGGCTGGGATAAAATACCAGCTATATCAACCGAAAGGAACTAATATGCTTAAATGGACTATAAGACTATTACCAAAAGTTGCTAAAGGATTAGCTACTACAATAGTATATAAATATGCTAAAGACCGAGCAGTATGGTATTATCATAATGCAATCAATCCTAAATACTCTGAAACCATGTTAAATCTATATAGAGTTAATAAAATGGAAAGAGAAATCAATCGACCATCATTTGGTGGCATTGAGAAAAGAGTATTTAATATATCAAGAGAAGGTGATGTGTATGATGTCAAAACTGGTGCAGTTTATGGCAATGTAACAGAGCCTGTTCGTAATAAGTATGAACATGACAGACAATTTCATGATGAAATCAATAAAGAAAAAGCAGTAACTTCATGAAAAACAATATGGAATCAGCAATGGAAAATTATGTTTCAAAACTAATTGATCTTATGTCAAAAAGATTAGATCATTTAGAAAAAGAATCAGAGTTCTGTGCTAAAAATCTAAATATAGTAGTAGATAGATTAATAGTATTAGAAGCTATTGTAGCAAATGATAAAGATTTACTAAATCAAACCGAATTAGATTCTTTTAAACGCTTAAACAAAAAACATTAAGGAGTAGATTATGGGTAAAGTAAACGAATACACTAGATCAACGATAGAAGAAACCGAAAATTTTATTGATGATTTAGAAAATCAAAAGAATGTTCTTAAAGAATTGTATGTTCAATGCCAGAGTATCAAAGATGGTAATTTAGTATACAAACCGAAGGTATATTTATTTATACAAGAACTAGACAAAATGATTAAAGACCATGAAGTCTATATCGACAGTTATTATATGGAATTAGAAGATCCACCAAGTCCTATCTAATTCTTAAATAACAGAGAAAGTAAAAAGAGAAAGGTAACTATGCTTAATATAATACAAAACGAAATGGAACACAACTCACACTTGTTTTTTCCAGTTCAAGAAATGCCTATTTATAACCAGCAAGGTGAACTCATCAAAGGTTATAAACAATTAAGAAATGGTAATAGTGACCAACTGTTATCCATTCAAAAGAAAACCTATCAATTACTAACCAACGAAGAATGTTTAGTAAAAACCGTAGAATACTTAGACAAAAACTTTGATACAGAAGGTATGATAGTAAATCCTGTATCATCTCCAGATGGAAATGTTATTCGTTATGACTTTACATTACCAGCTCATAATAAGCCTTACAAAAACAGTAAGCTTATTCTAAAAGCTTCAATGTTTAATAGTTATAATGGTACAAAATCATTTGTATTAAGGATTAGCTTTGTATATGAAATATGTACTAATGGTATGACTAGTCAGCTTTGGGATATTTATATTCAAAGACGACATAATACTACAAAAGAATTAGTATTAGAACATACAGCTAGTCCTATATCTATACACGAAGTTGGTAATTATTTAGATCAATGGTCATCTACTAAAATAACAAGAGAAGAATACCAAAATCAAACTAATACTTTATGTTATCAACCAAGTCAAAAAGATAAAAGTCATGTTAATCAAGCAATGTATAATTACTTACTAGATCAATATGCATCTTATTCTAGACGATATGGTGAGAATAAATTTAGTGCCTATCAAGCATTTACTCATTGGTCAACGCACTATCCGAGTGCATCAATCAATACAGTATATGATAGACAAAGGAAAGTAGCTAATAATAGCTGGTTTCATTAACAGTTTTAGGGTTATAATTCCTCCGCATTAACAGCCCTAAATAGAACTGAAGGCAAGGTAATGTATATAACACCCTTGCCTTTGGTTCAAAAAAAGAATACGAATTGTATATGGATTATGCATTAGGCAAAATATTTTTTAGCCAGATCATTCCTCAATTCGTAAAAGCAAGAAACAACAAAGGTATAACACAAGCTAACCTAGATGATATTCTAGGAGTAGCTAAAGGTTTAGTATCTAAATGGGAAGTCGGTATTAGAAAACCGAGTGGCTATTTATTCTGTTGTTGGGCAGATGCACTAGACTGTGACATCAAATTAGAAATGAGGAAAGATGAGACTACTATTAAATCATAGAAACGAACTAACATTATCAATTACTAAAAGAGAACATAAGAAACTACAAGTAGGTTTAAACACTCTACATGGTGGTTTGATTAAAGTATTGTTTCAAGATATGTTAACAGTATATATTAATCACCAGAAAGAAATGGCTGTAATAGATTATATACAAGAAGAATATGATAAAAAACACAAGTTGTAATGAATAACTTAGATCAATTATTACAAAAACTAGCTAATACATTAAACGATAATAGACTCTCACCACAAGAAAAAAAACAAAAGAAAAAAGAGTTTGTTACCAAACTAGCATACAAATATTTAGAATATGAGAAGGCAAGTCTTTTTGATGAGCTTTACAACTCACAAAGAGTAGCTCATAACAAGCTTGTTTACTATCAAGCCGAACAATTATATGCAAAATATAGACAGGAGATAGACAAATGGAAGGACTACACAGAGAACAAGAGAAACCGAAGTTTGAGGTACTCAAGACAATAGGTGGAAGTGATGCAAATAAACTAGTAAATGGTACATTTAATTCATGGTCATCAATAGTAGTATCTAAAAGAGAAGGCAAATCAAAAGATTTATCAGATGTCCTAGCAGTACAAATGGGATTAACAACCGAAGATCTTAACCGAAGATGGTTTGAAAAAACCACAGAATTAAAAGTATCAGTAGTTGAAGATCCTTTAACTAATGCTAAATACGATTTTGCTCATGCAAGATTAGATGGAATTATCTATGATGAAAATTTAGCTGTATTTGAAGCTAAACATACTAATCCATTTAAACCACCAGAAGAACAGATAGCAAAATATTATGGTCAACTACAACATTATATGATGGTAATAGAATCTGAAACTTCATACTTATCTATCCTATCTGGTAATATGGCACACCATATCTTTAAAGTAGATAGAGATGATAAATATATATCTAAGTTAGAATATATTGAAAAGTATCTTTATCAATGTATAATTGGAAAAGAGAAATTAGATGACGAATTTTATCATGATTATAAAGAGGAATACAACATCTACAAGACTTAATAACTAAACTATTTATGTTAGGAGATAAAAATGACATATCCAAATAATGCTGGTTATACTAATGAATCCACTAGTAAAGAAGCAGCAAAACAAATTGAGCCAGTAAGACAATCCTTACTAAGCCAATCACTAAAAGCCATACAAGATACCGAGTGTGGTTTAACAGCTGACCAAGTCGCTAGAGTATTAAACAAAAGCGTCTTGTCAATAAGACCTAGAGTTAGTGAATTATTCAAACAAGGTTTAATTTACGATTCAGGTATAAGACAATTAATAGGTCGTAAAAGACACATTGTCTGGAGAAAAATATGAAAGGAATAATATGACAGTTAAAAATAGTGTAGAAGAACTTACATCAGTAAGAATAAAAAACAAAAATATATGGGATCAAGTAAAACAAACCGATCCAAGATTTACTAAAAAAGTAGACTTTGGTCGTGGCTTTACAAGCATTGATCCTATGTATCAAATAGGTAAAATGACAGAAATCTTTGGTCCAGTTGGACAAGGCTGGGGTTATGTAGTAAACTATCATTATACTGACAAGTATATATCAGCAGAAGTATCTGTCTGGACAGAAGATAGAAAGAATTTTTTTGGTCCAGTATGTTCATTAATGCCTTTACAAAATAGTAAAGGTAAGTTTGATGACGAAGCTGGTAAAAAAGTTATGACCGATGCATTAACTAAAGCCTTCAGTCACTTAGGTATGTCAGCAGATGTATTCTTAGGACTGTTCGACAGTAGTAAATATGTAGAACAAGTCAAAAAAGATTTAGGTATCGACCAAGATAAAGTCACTAAGATATCTTAAACAGTTGGGTATGGAGGTGTTTTCTCACGCTTAAAGGGGGAATGGTAGTCCTCCGATACCCTAATAGTCTTTCTACTATTCCCCCACTAGAGGAAACATGAGCCACTACACACCACCGAAACAAGATTCACTTACAAAAGTTAAATGTAGTAAGTGCTATAGAGAATACACTAAATCAATGATGATGCAGATTAACGAATATGCTCAAAGATATTTATGTATTAGATGTTATAACAGAAAGGAATATAATGCGAACAATACCAGAAATGTTATTTCGTGATGTATGCGATTCAACAGTTGCAAACTATGAAGGCGACAGTCACCACGAAATATGCCATAATGTATATATGGGTTTGTCATGGTATAAGAAAATCTTTTACCTGACAACACAAGGACGATCATACTTAGATAGTGTGATTGATGAATGTGTCACTACAAGACATGATGACTACAGATAAATAAACGAAAGGTAATAATATGATTAACAAAGTAATACTACTTGGTAACTTAGGAGCAGATCCTGAAATTAAAATAACAAGTACCGATACTAAATTCGCTAGATTAAATCTTGCTACTAACGAAAGGTTTAAAACTAAAGATGGCGAAGTCAAAGAAAAAACCCAATGGCATAACATTGTTGTGTTTGATCCAATGGTTGCAGACACAGTTGAGAAATACTGTAAGAAAGGTCAGACCTTATATATCGAAGGTCAAATCGAGACTAGAAAGTATGAACAAGATGGTGTGACTAAGTACACAACAGAAATTATCATTGCTAAGTTTAAAGGTATGCTCAAGATGATAGGTAAGTCAGACGATAAACCTCAAGCATCTACAGAAGAAGCACCTAAATCTAAGTTAGATACTGGTCAGGACATTCCGTTTTAATAATCAGTATGTAATCACACAGGTGGTCAGGTAAATGACACCTGTGTGCCTCTTAAAACCTATTTTTGCCAGTTCTGTGCTACCTTTTCAGCAGATCTACCAGCAATATACCCTCCAACACCAATAGTTAACAGATTCCACATAGGATCTGGAATACTTAACTCTATGGAGACACCGAATATAATACTAGCGAAAGGAAGTAGTATGTAATTATTAAAAATAACTATAATACAAATCCACATAAGAGCTGGTCGCCAAGTTGCAGTCAGCCAATGCTGACTACTTGCTTCGGCTTTAATTATAGACGCAGCACTTTGTAACTCCTTACTATTATTATCTAACATCTGTGAAGTTATTTGAGATTTAAGTTTATCTTTTAAATCTTTATCTTCTACAGACTTATCTATTACACCTAACGCTATTTTAGCTATAGGTCCAATCGCACCTAATAAATTTAGCATTAACTAATTACTAATATAGCTACAACTGCAACAGCAATTATAATATACATTTTATAACTAACAATAAATGGTTCGTACTTTAACCATAACTCTTCTAGTTTATTCATATCAATCTCCTTTATAAGTATATATTATTATCCCAAGATCCATCATTATTCAAGACCATAGGTACAATGTACGGAATCCCTTCTGTAATCACCCCACAAGACAATACTGGCTTCGCTAAGTTTACTTTCATATATGCCATAGCTAAAGACTTCTTATCTACTAAACACCCTACACTCATTCCCCAATTCAAATGAAAATCATTAGCTACATATTTAATAGAGCTAACAGTATGATAGTGACCTTGTACACAAGACATTGCCGATTGCTGAACTGCCTTAGATATATCTGCAGAAAATTGATGAGCAAACATTACTCTCCCTTTATCCGTTTCTATAATATGCTTCTCCTTCCATTTCCAACCTGATCCTACATCTAGTATTTCATTATAATCTTTAATAAAATATTTAGACATTCCTTTAGCCATTGCTCTACGCAGTACCATTGATCCATGATTAGATTCTAACAGTACCATCTTAGGAAATATCTTTTCTAATTGTTGACATAAAGAACGACCAACTAACAACTCATCAGCTGGACTAGGTAAGTCTGGATTTATAACATGACTTACATTAATACTATGCCAATCCATCTCATCACCAATATGAATTATTGTATCTGGTCTATATTGTTTATTTAATTTACGAAGAAAGTTAAATGTTGATTCGTGATGATAAGGAAAATGACAATCTGATATTACTAATATTCGTTTATTCATACAAATATAGTATGTGCGTTTTTACTTTAATCCAAGTAATTTAGTAACAAATACAGTTATGGCGATTATAATACCACCAAATATAGCTATAGCCTTTATACCACCAGCACCCATATTCATTTTCTTTTTTAAATCTTCTATATCTTTCTTGTTTGTTTCAAGGTCTTTATGAATACGATCTAGTTTGGTTTCCATACTTGCAAGTTTTTCTAAAATTGTCATCTGTATTTATCTAAACTATCTAAGGTGAATGTATTAACACAACTATATTTAATGTCTCCACCATCTTTAAATACATCATCTATGTCTTGTCTTATCTCATAACCTTCAAACATACATTCATCAAAACTATAATTAGTAGGGTTTCCTATAATTCTTACACAATATTCTTTAAAGTCTTGTGGCAAACAAAGTTGCATAAGTAATACCCACTTAATCATTATAATATCTAACTATTTACCACAGATACATTTTCCACCACAAGAACAAGTACCCATTATTTAGGGTACTTATCTTTGGTTACTTGGATTGTAGTTTTCCAACCATCAATTCCATTATGAAATATGTCATCTAGTTGGTCTGCAATGCTTGGATATTCTAATGCTCTTTTATTTATTGTTGTTATTGCCATTATTCAAAATCTCCTTTAGTAAATTCAAATCTTTCAATAGTAGATAAATCTTCTATATCA